TTTTCCCAGTCACGATCGATTGCCATCTATGAGCAGTTACAATGTTCTGGTCAGTTATTCTTTGTAAATCTATCCAACTACCTTCTTGGTCATCTTTAATAATACTGACATTTGCTGCAGAAGTATCTCCATTCTTTACAATAAACATTATTTTGCCATTGTTGCCATCCCCAACAAATTTCTCCTGTGCTTCGTGTACTAATTTTTTTGCTTCTTCTTCACCCATATCTCCACTAATCTCAACTATAGCAGAAGGTTGGAAACCATTTTTAAATTTTGTATGATTCCATTTTCCTATTTCGTAATCAACAGCTATATGCTCTAAAGCAGCAACATAATCTGGTAATCCGTAGAACTGGAAAGTAGGTTCATAGTCTTTAAATTGCAGTATAAATCTATTACTTCTTACTTCTGGATAAATAGGTATTATACTCAACTTATCTTTCATCGTGTTGTATTTAGCCCAATCAGGATGAACATATGCTTCTTTTTTGTTTTTTGACATTCTTACAGTAGTTGCGTCAACATGATAAAGGTTCATACCTCCATCATAAATAACACCCTCTAAGTAAGCATTACCAAATGTGTAATAGTCTGAAGCTAATTTTTTAAATATCATTCTAAGAGATTCCCCATCAGCATTTACATCTTTCATGTAATCAGTTATATCTTCGTTATTACTAACGAACTTTGCACCACTTGTAAAGATAGTTTTTTGAGCTAACACGCTTCTATGTGTGCTACTCTTTCTCTTTAATTCTGCTAAATATTGTGGGAATAAGTTGTTAGTACCGAATGGTATAAACTTAGTTCTTATCTTAGATAAGTCTTGTGGTTCTTCAATGTGTTGAGGAACTGACAAATTAAAAACACCAAATTCAAAAGTATTACTCTTTTGAGTCTGTGTCTTTACTTGACTTTTTCTTTTTGGTTGCTTTCTTTGACTCATTTTCAGTTTTTGTAGTTGATAATTTTTCTATTGCACTTGTCATACCTAACTCTTCATAAGCATAGGCTAATTCCTCTTGACTTGCTATTGCCCATTCTATCCTAAAGTCCCCCTTAGTAGATACTCCTGAGTTAATTAACGCTTTATAAGTTCCCATTAATGTATATATTTTTAAAGTTTCTAAATTTACTATATTATCTGAACATCCACACATAATTTACTAAAAGATATTAATAGGAAAATGTTATAAAACTTTTTACGAACAAAGTCAACCTATAAATATATCTTTAATTTTTATGATACAGTTGCTACTAAACCAGCAGCATTAATTGAAACTGCTGCACCTGCTGCTACATAAGTTCTTGGTAACTCATATTGAGTACAAGTCAAAGTAACTGTAAGTCCTGTTTCATCAGAAAAAGCAGCACCTGTTCCAGCTTCTACAGCACTTAATCTTGCGAAAGTCTGAGGTCTTGTGCCTATGTGTGATGCTGCAGGTAAATCTAAACCTCCATCTCCTCCTGTTAAAGTTCCACTAATTCCTATTACAAAATAAGTACCATTAGTATCTAACATCATTACTTGTAAACATTTACCTTGTAAATCTGTTATACTATTTCTTCTTGCTAAATCTAGTTGAGGAAGATTGAAAGTTAAATTACATTCGTAGGTATTTGCATTTCCAACAGAAGTGCCACTTACACTTAAAGCAGGAGTTTCTAATTTAGTTTCATAAACACCCCAAGTAGATGTTGAACCACCATTGTCTGCTATTGAAGTTATAGTTCCTGTTCCTAAAGTCGCTATCATGTCTGGAGCAGTAGAACCATCTGACTGCTTAAAATTCCATTCTCTTATAAAGACTGTTTTTATGCCACCACTTGATTGTAAATTAGTACAAGTTGTTGTTAATCCGTCATTAATTGCCATTTTATTTTATTTTTTAGTTATTATGTTGTAGTTGCTGCATAAGTTGCTGAAGGGTCGGCATCTGTATAATATGCTATAGTACCTGTATATTCTCTTGGTAACTCAAACTGCTTACACATTAAATTTACAGTAAGACCATTAGTATCATCAAACGCACTACCTGTACCACCCTCTATAGAAGAAACATTTAGAAATGTTTGACTTCTTTCTGCTACATTTTCGTTTCTATACAACTTAGAAACACCTAAAACAAAAGCGTGGTCATTATTATCTACTGCTATAGCCATCATACAGTCATTTAGCATATTTTGTAGCTCTGCAAACTTTTTAGTTTCCATTTGAGGAAGCATAAAAGATAATCCACATTCAAAAGCAGTAGAACCATTCTCTTTAGTTGCGTTTACAGACATATTAGCCTCTTGACTTTTAAATTCATATAAATACCAATCTGCATTAGCAGGTCCTGCTTTTTTAATACTGCTTATAGCATGGTCATCAATATCATCATAAGCGATAATATCACCTGCTTTCCAATCTCTTAATAAGATATGCTTTATACCTCCTATTTGCTGTAAATCTGCACAACTAATTGCGATTCCTTTATCTATTGCCATTTTATTATTATTTTATTGATTATTAGAAGTAATTAAGAGAGTGCTTTTACACACTCTCTATTATTACATTATCCTTATATTAAAAGTCCCCACTTAACAAGAGAAGAGTACAAGTACTGTACACCTAACTTGAAGTAGCCTCTGAAGAACATTTTTTCTTCTAAATCATCATAAAATACTTTAAATGAACCTTCTGGGTCAGTTACATCAGAACCAATGATTAAGTTCTCAACTGCACAGTAACATATACCATTAGAAAAGTTATTTCCACCATTGGCAAATAAATCAGGATTAGTGTCTGCTAAGATAGTATCCCATTCGTACATAGCCACAATCTCAACACCTCTAAACATTACTCTAGGCATACCATCTACTGTGTTAGCGATTGCTAAAGAAGAACCATTCCCTTCTAAGTTTGCCATATAAGCATTGTAAATCTGTGGAGTTACAAAAATCTTTTTATCTGAAGCAGCTACTTGCTGTAATGCTGCTGCTGCACCATCATATACTGCAGTAATTAAAGACATTGCATCTCCTGCTGTAGGAGCTGCTGCAGTTCCGTTAAAAGTAATTACAGTTTCTGCTTTCATTAATTCCATCCATCCATCAAATGCTGTATATCCTGCTACTGCTCCAGCTACATCACCACCCCAAGCTAATCTTACTACATCTTGTGCTATACCTTTTACTGCTCGGTTTACAATAGCATCTCCTAATTGAGTGCCTTCTACATTCATTACATCTACACCATTTCTGTACATTTCTTCAATGTAAGTTCCAAAGAACTCATTAGTACATTGCTCTAAAGCTACTCTACATCTACCTGCAGTAATTACTTTATCATCAATATTAAATTGTACTACTGGGTCTTGACTAGTTGCCGAACACGTTATATAAGGTTGTACTATTTTTGTCAGAGCAGCAGAAGTGTAAACATTCATTTTATGTTTTACATTAGGAATAACTCTATAGTTACGCATAATATCTTCACTTCTAAATACTGGCTCGTAGAACAATTCGTTTAGGTTTGCACCACTATAAGTTGCGATACCACCATCATTTGCTACATTTCCTGTTGCCATTTTTTTTTTATTTTTTAGTTATTAAATTTATTTCTTACTCTCGCTGCCATTGCTGCATAAAAACCAGCATTAGCATCTTCTTTTTTGTTTTCAACTATTGCAGGGTCGCTTGAAGTTTCTAATTCTGTACCTTTAGCGTCTGATTTGTTGATTTTTGCGTTCAAACCTTCTACCTCTACAGTTAAAGTTTCATTAGTTCCTTTTGCAGAAGCTAACTCATCTTCAAGTAAAGAGATTTTGTTTGATAATTCTATATTCTTAGTTTCAAATGTAGAAATCTTATTCATGATTTCATCATTATCTCCTAAGTTAACAGTTATCGCTGTTTGTTCAGCAACATCTTCAGAAACTTTTACATCACCTTTTACAGCAGTAACAATTTCCTCAACCTTGCTATTGAACCAATCTTTTAACTCGTTAGTCATTTTTTTGTTATTTATATTAATACTTAATTTATTTTTAATTTCTTCCTCAGTAATGTTTTTAAATTTAGAAACGTCATATTTTGCAGCCACTTTTATAGAGTCAGATATTGTATCTATAAATCTCAACTCATAAGCCTCATTGGCATTAAGCCAAGTTTCTTCATCCATCATCTCAGATAAAACCTCATACGATAATCCTGTCTTTTTTCTATAGATATCTATAAGCTCACTTGATATCTTGTCAAGAGTTTCAGCAGTTTTTCGCATATCTTTAGCTTCACCTGATGCTCCACCCCAAGCATTGTGAATCATAAATAAAGAGTTTTCAGCCATAACTACTTCATCTGCACCAAGAGCTATAATAGTAGCGATACTTGCTGCTATACCCTCTATATAGACTGTAGTTTTAGATTCTCTTCTTTTGATTACATTATACATTGCCATTCCATCAAACACATCTCCACCTATACTATTTATGCGTAAGTTTATTGGCGTATCTTTTAAATCCTTAATATCAGATATAAACTCTTGTGCAGTTACACCATAAGTTCCTATCTCATCAAAGATATATATATCAGCAGTTTCTCCTGCTTTGTTTTGAATGTTATACCATTTTTCTTTCATAGACGCAAAATTAGCATTAAGTACTTTTAATTTTACCTAATTTATATACAAAACTTTTTAATAGGTTATATTACTAGAAGGATTGCTCTTTTTTCTTTCTTTATATACAATGTTTTGAGCCATACTTTCACTAATATTGTATTTTATTGATAAGTCCATCCAAGTGTGTGTTCTGCTACCTTTATTACTAACTAACATTCTGTCAAAGTCAGCTATAATCATGTAGTTTCTAATTCTTTTAGGCTCTATTAATCCCTTCTCTGAAAGATGTCTTATAATATCTTTGCTAGTAGGACTATCTCCAAATCTCTTTTCTAGCTCATTACCAGCAGTTTCAATAAAATCAAAAACTACATCTACTTTATTTTGTCTTATTTTTTTTAGGGACATTTTTCTTCTTAGAAGTTTTTTTAGGAGTTTGTTCTGATGTAATCCATTCATCCACCATAGTTTCCCAGAACTTGCAAACTGCTTTTCTACAAGAAGTGCAATTAATAGATTGCTTGTGTTGTGGGAATAACAAATGCCATTCAGCAAACATTTTTTTTAGTGATTCTGTATGATATGTTGGGAAGTTTCTTTGATGATTGTTGTTTTTAAAAATAGCATCAGTCATCATCTTTCTTTTTTGTTTGCTGTAATTTTCAGCGATTTCTTTGAAATTCATATGTTAAGTTTTACCATTTATTTTCTGGACATTTTCCAAAAAACTCTTTTGTCAATGAAGTCTTAGCATCTAGGAAGCATTTACATTTAGCACACCTTGACCCTCTATCTATTTTAGGACTTCTTAATAACAAAAAGTTACGGTAAAAAGTACAACTTTTACATACATTTAATCTTTCTAACTTGGTTTTTTTATCAACAAACATTTGTTTATTTTTTTATTATTAAATAGTTGCTTGAGATTGTATTACACTTACTGTATTTTGACTATCAGTTATATCTGCTTCAACTACCACTACTTTACCTGAACTACCCATTGCACCCATCATTTGATTTTGACCCATTGCGTTAAATTGTTGTTGAGAAAAAGATGGCATATTAAGAAGCCCTCCATCAGCAAACTTAACACCTCCTCCTGCTGCGTTCATTGCAGATAATTGACTGGAGAACATTGCTGTACTTCTTTTATTTATAACAGCTTCACCTCCCTCTAATTCAACTACTCTGCCACCTACTGCAAACTTCTCTCCTCCCTGTGCATGAGATTTACCTTGTACCATTCCTCCGTTAGCGAATTCTTCTATCATACCACCTCTAGCTTTTTTATCTAAGCCTTGTACTGTTTGTGCGACTATACCTGCTATAGATAATGCTGACATTATGTTATTTGCAGAAACTAGAGCTTTTGCTGCTATTAAAGAAGTACCTCCACTTAACATAAACCCTGCATAACCTGTTTGCAATATTGCAGCGTTAGATGTGAAATTACCAACTACAACATCTTTTACAGCCATTGCTTGTTGTACTAAAAATATAGCTTTTGCTATAGCACTACCTTCCTCTGCTAATCCTTCTGCAATATTCAAATACCCTCTTAATG